GTCCAGTACAGATAATTGGTGGATTTGGAGTGGCTGTGTTACAGCTCTTCATCGTATTCGCGATCTTAGCACGTTTTGGAACATGTTGTGCTACGTCGAGCCTGTTGCGTCGATACTTTTCGTATGGCGCTTCCATTTTGATTCGTATTGCACTGTTATGTATGTTGTTATTATGTTGTTCAAAATGGAGCATGAACGGTATTTTGTATACTATCACTGGATTCTGTGCTTTGTTAGTGTTTACCGTTTATACAGGGCTCACCGCAATTTTAAGTGTAAGCGAGAGCGTTGGTTGGTTATGCACCGTAAGGCCGACATGCTTGTCGATGAATATGTAAAACAAGCAGCTAAACTCAGACCAACCGAAAAGACTGTGGATTCCCAACCACTGTCTGTGTTGCAGGCTTACGTAAAAGAAGAATACGAACTGTCGTCTAAGTACTTTTATGATAGTTTATGGTTAGCTATCATTAACATGACTCCACGTTATCTCATGGTTATTTGTCATGTATATCGTTGTATTCGTTTGTCGCCCAGCAAGGTGTTTGGGGCTGCCACATTTATGGTACTTGAGGCTAAGAAGACACCTGTGCGTATCAGGCAGGTGTTTGTTCCAGAGGCCAGGCTGGATGAGCCTGGCGACTCCCAAGTTCTTCAAGATATTTTGGCTGAAGCTGCAAAAGGCATTTTGCAAGGCGGGTCAAAAGCAGGTATTGGTTCTATTTCCCCTGTTCCTTCAACATCGAGCGGAAGTGGAGAAAGTGATAGTGCGGATGATGCAGACTCTTCTGCGTCTGAAAGTGAGTCGAAAGGCAAAGAAACTGTCATTCCTGAATCTGTTTCTGTTCCGGCCGCGGCTCCTGCAGTTGCATTATCAGTAGTCCCAACCGTTGTTGTTGTTCCTGAAGCAAAGAAGGGAAAACAGAAGTCATACCGTAACTCAGTTCGAACCCGCTCTATGGCAAATATGTCTGGAGTTAGAGATGTTCGTACCATATCTAAAGACCAGTACAAGAATTATGATCATTCAGGGTGGCGTTGCCTTGGCACCGAGGAAGGTGTTTTTATTAAAGGTGGGCGCAATGTCCTTAACATGTTCTACACCGCGTATGAAAGAGACGGTGAAGTTATCCTTGTGCCCGAAGATGATATGTATGGAGATGATGATCAATATTGGGATAGTGATGCTGAGTTTGATGCTGACATCAGCACGTTTAATGAGTTTAATCCCGACTGGCAGGACGAATACGATCAAGACGACATGGATTATGCCGACTTTGTTGGAGAAGAGCTTACTAGTTCTAACAGGTCCCGTATAAGAGCTAGTAGGATTCAGGCTCATAAGCGACATGGTAAATTGCCGTTTAGGGGGCAGCGCGATCCTGATGATGAATATATGTCCGAGTCCTTATCTCAAGGCGCCAACGTTTGTAAAGAGCCCCCAAAGCATCCTGACGCAGGTAAGCGCGTCAGCTTTGTTGAGAAGGCCTTAATTATCAAAGAGGAACTGGCACCCGTGCCGGTTGTGGTCCCCGTTATTCCTGTAGAAGTTAAGGAGGTGGTCATAGAGAAGCCGAAGGAAACCAAGCCAGCTCACAATTTTAAGCTGGAGTCTGTATTATCCGGAAATGAGTCCCACCGAATGCTCCTTAATACCACACTTGTTGCTTGTGATAAAGAGGGGCTTGCTCATGGACATTGCATTATTGTGGGCAACCACATTCTTGTGCCAGAGCATGTTGCTAGTGAATGTGGGTGGGGAGAAGACCTTGTTAACATACGTGTCGGTTTGCAGCTGTTCCAAATGAAAGGATCTGTCAAGAAAGTCTTTGGAGATCAAGAGGTTGGTTCAGTTGACCGCATTTTTGCTATACAATGCTGCAATACTGCGCTTCCTCATTTTGTTCTCGATGACTTAATGATCCCGAAGGAAAAGGGACAAGCTGTTATAGACGACCTTGTTAACAATAAGTCGTCCTCAGGTGTGTATCATTATGACACCAAGGACAAGAGTTTGACCTATCGAGTTTCTACTGAAGCTGGAACGTCCGGAGCTGCCGTTATTTCAGAAGGCAGGTTGATTGGTTTCCACGGTGCTGGTGGTAAGGTGGAAAACTACGGAATCCCGGTTAACACCGAGATGCTCGCGTTTTTTCGTGGTCCACCCGCCAAGAAGTTATCCCTTAAAACCCAGTACAAGCAAGTTTCATTTAACGGGAAAGGGGTTGGTCCGGCACCTGTTGCGTCCACCTCAGGAGGAGCTGCTGTTGGCAGTGCCGGTAGCGGGCCGGCCGCTGCCGCGCAGTAGGTTGTTACACGACCCAATTGTGGAGTGGGGGCGGGAGGCGTACGAACCGGCGCCTTTGGACATATTGAGTGCCAGAAATGGATTGCTCAAAATAGTTCACCCCTGTGTGGCCAAGGTTCAAATAGAAGAGACGTTAGAAGTTATCCACTGGCTCAGGTTGATGTATGGCCCTTATATGAACGTACCGTTATGGAGTGAAGAAGAGGCTATTGAAGCTTTAGACCCTGACAAGGCGTCAGGGCCACCTTTCTCATACATTTATGGTGTGACCAAGGGTGATGTGTTGGAACATTTGGGGTACCCAGAACTGTTGAAGGAATTCAGCGAGTTCGACTCATATAGTGAGTGTACATTGAAAGACGAATTGCGAATTAAAGGCAAGGACTCTCGCTTGTTTGTCCCTGCTCCCATTCAAGTTATTGCTGTTGGCAATAGGCTTTTTGGTGCTCAGAATGATGCCATCGCGCAACAACACAATCGCCTGCCCATAAAGATTGGTCTCTCCACCCCCGGTGGTGAGATGTGTAATCTTTGGGCAAAAATGCTGCGACACGATGGCATGAAGTTTGATAGCGATGGCGCTCAAAGCGATGCTCATTTTTCTATTTGGATGGCAATGGTTTGTCGAGACTTTCGAAAATCATATATTCCAAAAGAAATGCATGCGCTTGTCGATCGCTACTATTCCACTGTCTATAATGGGTGGATAGCTGTTACTGGTGTTGCTTATAAAGTTATCATGAATGCGTCCGGCCAAACCAATACGGCCTCTGATAACTCACTTGGGTACTTGGCAGCTGTTATGCTGCACGCAATTCGTGGTGGACTGACTTATAGGCAATTTACGGAAAATTTGCTTATTAACATATTAGGTGATGATATGTTGTGGTCCACAAAGATTGACCTTTTCAGACCTCTTGCACTTGAGAAGACGTTCAATGATCTAGGCATGTACTTGGAAAGTCCTAGTAACGAGCCCATGAATTTTTATGATCTTCAATTCATGGGGGTACACCCCATGGTGCGTTCAGTTAACGGGTCAAAATACCTTTTGTATACGGGACGAACGGACAAATTTACCACTGCCCTCAATTACACGAAGAGAGGCAGCAGTAATGACAAAAGGTTGGACAAGCTGGTGGCGTTGGCGCAGAATTGTTTTGCCGATGAAGAGCTGTTCGGCAAGATGCGAGAGGTAGCGTATAAATTCGCTAGAGAGTGGGGTTGTGAGAATGCCACGTTGGCATCTCTGGAAGACCTGACCATGTTGCATTTGTATACCGGTCTTCAGAGCAGAATCCTAGAACACAAAGGTTTTACCATGGATGCGGCGCAAGCTGGTACCAAGGTTTTTCCTTTAACTTTGTTGGGCAATGCAACGTCCGGAATCTCGACCATGCTAAATTCTTACACTTTAGCCGGGACATTGCACTCTTTCGGGGGTTTCATTTTTTCCCCTGCAGGTCATGGATGTAAGAAACCATTAAAGATTTGCTCAGAGCAATTCTCTAGGATGTTAAGAATCGGAGGACGTATGTTTAAAGCAGTTGGTGGAGGTAAAGGTTTCAAGGCAAAGGCTAAACGCGGGTTCCAAGGATATCAGAAAATCCGTAAGAACCGCATGACTCAGGGCCGCCGAGTGTTCGCACCCGCGACCAGTGGGTATAATCGTGGATGGATCAAACGTAAAGGGGGTAATGGCAATCGAAGCGGTGCATTGCAAATGACAGGCAAGCAGATACCTACACAAAGCTTGCAAGCAGTGAGAGGAGTTCAACCTCAGTCTGGCCCCATACGGAGAAGTGATGTGGCGGGAACCGAAGTTCTCATCCAGAGTTCCGGGCCTTTTGTTCAAGACATCCCGTTTTTCCCTGGTAATGAAATGGACTTCCCGTCTACTTCAATCCTAGCTTCCCAGTTCGAGTATGGTGCCTTCGATGCTATCAGGATACTCTATATTCCCAACACTTCGTCCACTCAGGACGGAACGTTATATTATGGTGTATTGCCCAACCCAGAGACCATATCCAACATAAACACTTCGAGTGATATTGCTGGACTTAAGAAGAATGCAATGACCGATGTCAAGCAGGCACACATGCTTGAAATTAGTCGTAGTGATCTCAACACTGTCTACAAAAAGTGGCCGTTCAAGAAGCTGTCTGAAACCGACACTAGTAATCCTATGTATTGTCAGGGCAGGCTAGTGTTTATGGTCGACAACTTCGATATCGACACGAATTTCCCAAATACCGATCACACTATCAAAACTTTGGGAACTTTCAAGATCAGCTACGTGTTTTACCCAATTGATCCTGTTAAGAACGTCAACGTGAATGAAACCGTTCACCTCACCATGACTGGAATGACTACTAGTTCCAGTTTTGAGACTAAGTGGAATGACCCGTCAGTGGTCAGTAGTCCTCATCACAGCAACTTTGTGACGGTGCAGGAAGACGGGAGTTTCGTTAATTTCGTCTTTAACACGCACAAGGTTGTTTACATGTATATGAAGTGCACGCCAACTGGAGGGGCGACAACGGTTAACCAGACCTTGACCCCAGGCGATACCGACAAGCACTACCCTACGCTTGGTTGGTTAATTGACACTGGAATTGATGGCGTGTCCAGTGCTAGGCACTTCTTTGTTGCTCTTAAGCCCATGAGAAGAAGCTGTGCAGCCAGGTTGTTCAGTTGGAAACCCGGTGCTGGCACTTTCTCTTACGAATTCACCTTTGTTACTGGATCCAAACTGGCCGACGGCAGTAGGATTACCGAGTATGCTCCTGACGTTCCTAGTTTTGTTGAAGATGAGCAACCGTCTCCAAACAAGACGGTCAAAGGTGGCACCTATGTAGAGTTGGGCTTTATGGATGATGAGGATCGTCCTCGAAAGGCTAAGAAATAGGCCTGCCAGGCTTCTCGCGCTCTTGCGTGCCTGGAAGTAGTAACCCCACTAC